CGCTATCAACCGGTATTGTTATCCTTTGATCGGTGTTAAATGTATATGTGTTTGAATCTACTTGTGTTGTGAATGATGTATATTTTGGAACAGTTATACTAGCTGGCGTATTGGCAGGTAATATTTCAAAATCAACTTGTGCTTTAGAGGATGAATATGATCCAGGTAAATAGTTAAGTGTTTTAGCATGAGAAACAACGCTATCTCTTAATTGTGCAGAGTCAATGAACCCTTCAGCTGCTACCATGTTTAGATAGAAGTTTTGCATGTATGTGTTGTATGATAGAATATCTAACATTACGTTCATATTAGACCCACTAAAATCAAAGTCTTTTAGTCTGTCTTGGGATGTCAGATATAATTTAAGATCGTTCTTAATGTCTGTAAAATCTATATTTGCTACTGATAGTGCGCTATTTGCCATTATCTTATTCTCTCTATTTCTAAGTCTAGTGTTTGGGTTTCTTCACTATTTATTAAATTAAACATGATATTTACATACATTGAGTTGTTGTCCGGAGACTGAGATATTTGTATATTAAGTATCTCTGCTCTAGGTTCAAACTGGCTTATGGTTTCTTCAATTGTTTGTTTTGCTACAATTTTAGTCTGTGGTGTAAAGTTCTCAAATAACAATCCCCTTATTTTACAACCTACATCTGGTTGAAATAGCCTCTCTCCCTTATCAGTCAATATTAAATTCTTTACAGATTGCTTTACAGCATCAACATCGCTTTTCACAGCAAGATCGCCCGTAGAGGGTAAAAAAGCAAAACTGTTATTGAAGTCCGTAAATGTAGCCATAAGTTTATTTATCTCTCCCCTAACTACCCTTAGCTCCAAATATCACGCGTTCTGGTCTTTCGCCTTTTATCTCAAGATTTGGTATTTGTAATATTAGATCAATTGTTTTTGGATAATTACTAAAGTATGTTCTTTCGTGTATCTCTTCCCAACTAATTACTGGCTTAATAGGTTTCTTTTTAATCAAGTCTGCTTCATATAATTTGTCGTCTCTTATATACTTCCAGTTTTTCATTCTAAGCTCATTGTACAAAATATCTTTTTTATTTCTTCTGTGGTTTCTTATGTTTTCCAAATAGAGCTCTCTTTGTTTTTGTTTGTTCTTTTCGCTCGTTCTAAAGACTCCGGTCAAGTCTCTTATCTTCTGTCTGTTTTCATAAAACTTTGCTTGTCTTTCTAAAATTATTACTAGCAAAGGTTTAACTGCTTGTATGTCTTCACCGTACTCTCTTTCAATTTTCTGTGCTTCTTCAGTGTCTGGGTTTAATATTACAGTAGTACCGTTTTCTAGTCTGTCTGCAGGAGCTGGTTCTTTTTGAGGTGGTGGTGGATCATTTTTTGCTTCTGCCTTCTCAATTTTTGCGCCATCTTGTGAAGGTAGTTTTGTCTCAACACCTTTTTTTATTATATTGCCATCTTTATCTAATTCAAGATTAGGAACACTAGTACATATAGATGATAAAACGTTGCCTATTTCAAATCCTGGCAATGTAACACTAGGCATCTCACCTACGAAATCTTTTATTGCAGATAAATCTCCAGCTGCTAATTTGCCAAGAGATCCAGTTAAGTCTGTTGCCTTTCCATCTTTAAAGGTACCCAATGCATCAGTAGCTTGTTTAGTTGAAGCCGACGCTTTATTTGCAAAGCTATTTAAGATGTTTGGATCAACACCAGCTTCCTTAACCATCTTATCAATATCAATGCTGCCGCCAAAGTTTTTCTTTATGTCTTCAAATTCAGATAAAAATGCACCCGGGTTATCTAAACTACTCATCATCTTAGTCATTTGTTGTTGCAATGTTGCTTTAGGTAATTCTATTTTAGGAATTGCTTTTTCTATCTCAGCTACAATCCCATCAGTCAATCCTGTAAGACCACTTTTTAATCCTGCAATGCCATCCGCAATACCTCCAGCAGCACTACCAATAAAACTATCTTTAACTGTATCCATAGCACCACCGATCTTTGCATCGAGATCTAATGCTGCTTTAGATGGTCCGCATTCTTTACTCATTACGTGTTATCCTTTGGCGCATCAGTATCTCCTTGTGCAAGAGCATCAGCTGTTGTGTTTGCTTGTGTATGTATATGCGTATGCAATGTTATACCTGAATCTGTAATGTTACCAGATACAACATCTATTGATCCAGTACTATAATCAATAGTACCTGTGGTAGCATCAATGTCCATTGTAGGTGCAGTAATTGTTTGAGTCGCTAACGATTCTAATTTCTGATTACCTACAGACTTAACAGTCATTTTTCCTTCAGCAGCAATATTAAGATCACCACCTGCAGCAATGTTTAAATTGTTAGCACAAAGCAAAGTATAGTTGTCGGGCAAGATATGAGTTGCCTTACTTAGGTTAGTTCTTGATTCTTCTCCTGTAACCGTTTTAGTAAACAATCCTTTAATACTGTCTACAAAGTTTCCTACAGTAGTTAGGTTTACAGACTTAGAAACTCTTTGGTTTAAGTTACCGTTTATTTGAGTTGATTTATCGCTCCCTATTTCTTTAGCTTCATTGCCATCAATCTTTTGAACTACATCGCCTCTTACAGTAAGTAGGTAATCCCCATCAATCTCTTCTATCTTGTTTCCTTTAATAAGAGTTCTTGCATCACCGTTAATAGTAATGTTAACGCTTCCTTTAATAAAGATATCCTTATCACCAAACACTGCTTCGTAATCGTTTCCTACGACCTTTGTCATTCGATCACCTTTTGGCTGTATTTCTTGAAATGTGCCAGCTGCGTGATACCAGTGTATACGTTCTGCTTTAGGAGTATCGTCTACTTCAAATACATGACCAGCTTCTGTAAACCAAACATGGTTTAAAGGATAAGCAGACTTAGGAACTCCGACTGGATAATTTTTGCCTTGTCCTCCATATCTTGGATGGGGCTCTTTCCATTCAGTTCTAACATAATAGCTTTTGTCCTTATCAGCCATAACGCTTGATACTTTGTATCCTTTTGCAGATTTAATTGTACCAAAGTTCTTTTTATTTGTTCTTTTTCCTAATAGATGCTGATGACTCTCTGCAGTTTTTCTTGCTAGTCTTGGTGTTGAAGATTCGAACATACTTGATAAACCTGGGTCATCTAAAGGATATACCTCATTTTTTGAATCAGAAAATCCTCTATCGCCAGGTTTTTGTGATGGTTTTCCAGCAATTGTCCCTATTACTAACGGGTTCTGATACTCACCTTCATCTAAAAATACACCATATACCCATGTTCCTTCTACGATTCCAGTTGGCGATCTTCCTATACCACTGATAGCAGCTGATGTAATTGGCTGTACAACCATAGCCCAAGGCAAGTCATCAGTAGGCAACGCAGAGTTATCATCTGTGTGTACAGAATATACTCTAACTTTTACTCTACCTAATTCTTCTGGATCGTTTCTATCTTCTACGACACCAATAAAATTTCTAAAGTTTGTAAACGAATTTATTCCTGTTTGCATTATTGTTTTACCACTAAGTTCTTTTTAATATCATCACTATTAGCTTTATAGCTTTCTTTATTGCATACTACATTGCAAGTATAACTTCCTCTACCTAACACGTGTGATAGTTTAGTAATTAAATACTTGCCTGATATTTTTGGCTCTTGCTGTCTTTCTTCTGTTTTGCCTGATAGTTCTAACAAGTCTATTTCTATTACTTTGCCTACACTAAGGTTAGAGTTTCCAGGAACAACAAGGTCCATTTGTACTTGAGATAAGCAATCAAAATAAAACTTTCTTCTTGGTATTAATTCTGATCTCTTGTCTGATACATTGTCTATTTTATTTATCCACTGTGTAGAATTAATTATATTCAAGTGTTCATCTATAATAGCTTTTGAGTCCAGCGACATAGCTACGTCGTCTAAATGTTTGAATGTTGAGAAGTCTTCTTTGATTTGTACTTTACTTGAGTTCACTTTTTGATTGATTAAATCAATTTCTTGCACAGCATTAGCATAAGCACCTGATTTAATCTTCTTCATTATGTCTTTGTTTGATGATAAATCCATCTCTTGAATAACGTGCATAGGGTCATCATCGTTCTCACTAGAGTTTGCAATCGGTGTAAACTTATACGTTATTGGATCGTTTCTGTTATCATTAATAAGTTTTTCTATATTTTTAAAATTAAACCCGTCCACTGTTTCATAAAATGTAAACAAAGATGATTTGAATGTTGAGTCATATGCTCTTCTCTGAAAAAATTCCATTGATTCATATGGGGTCATTCCAGGTACAATATAAGTATATGTTCCAGTGGTTTCATCTATATCAATCTTTCGGCTAGATCCAAGTTTATCAAAAACATTTTTAACTGCCTCATTTATTGGCATTTTAAAAGACTGGTTTATATCCATTGTCGATTGCTTGTAATGTTCTGGTGTTACTGCTGACAATTGATACATCTTAATGTCGTTCTTTTGAGGATCAATAGTTACATCTACTTTGTATACTCTAAATACAACGGATATTTCTCTATCATCTTCTAATAAACTTTTAAACGCTAGCTTAAATGTTTCAGTTCCATCAAAATCTACAGGGTCTAAACTACCTGATGCATCACCAATGTTAAGTGTGCAACTTAGAGAATTTTTAAATAAATCCTCTGTTATGTAAACGTTGGTGTAAGCATCAGTAACATCTACGACGCTGTTGCCTGCATACTTTATTTTGATTGAATCTAAAAATTCAAATCTGTTTGCTATTGATCCACCTGACATTAATCATTCTCTATCATGGCGTCTCTTAATGCTTCGTACGCCGTACTTGCAAGCCTTCTATCAATTAACTTAATTGTACGCTTTGCTTCATTAATTTCTATTTCATTATAATAAGCATATACTGGAGAATAATTAGCTTGATCTATTTTATTAAATGTTGAATTTAGATCCATGGTATCTTTGCTTACTATAGTACCCTTAGTTTTATGTTTATAATGTACGATGGTTGATTGTGCTGTTGCTAATGAACCATACTTGTCTTTTAAGAAATCTTCCATTTGATTGGAGTTTAACGGCCAATCATAATACGGATCAATAATATCATTGGCTAAAAATATAAGCCATACAAAGTTGGGATTGCCATAGTATCCATCTGCTACTAAGTCTGGTCTTTCACCATCTTGTATAACATAGTCATAAATTACATTTGGATTTTTTAGTATCTGTTCTTTTATTCTAGGTCTAGTGTTTAAATTCCTAGCAATCTTTGTGCCATATTCTATAGCTGGAATGTTTGCAAAGTATCCTTTAAGTGCCATTATACGCCTCTCTCAATTTGATCGCCATATTCATAATCCTCTGCTGTCCATATTTCTGTTTCTTGGAATGTGAGAGATAAGTCTACTCTTACTGGAGCTCCTGAATCAGCAAATAATAAGTTCTGACCCTCACCTTGATAATTAACTTCCATGGCTGTTATTGCACATCTTTTAAAGTAATGCAGATTCTCATTAACACCTAAGTAAAACAAATCGCATTGATGTGGATAGTTTAAAAAGAAGTTGGCTGTGTTGCCTTCTGATTTTTGTTCTGGATGACTTAGTTGATTAAGTTTTGTAATCATTGCTCTGAGTATTCTTGACTCTTGTTCTGAAGCTGGAGATAGTTTCCATGTAAGTGTAAAGGTTTTAAGATCAACGTTTTTAAACAACAACACGATATGAGGGTTAACCACGTTACCAAATATTTGATCTGCAGCTGCTCCAACTCCTTGTCCAAATTGATTAGCTAATGTTCTAACTGCTCCCGATCCTCCTTCAAGCAAGGCTTTGATTGCATCTTTGCCTTCTGGCTTTTGTGATTCACCACCAAATGCCTCTACAGCTCCTGCTACTCCGCCTGTAAGTGCACCACCAAGAATTCCTAACTCATCTTGATTATATTTTACACCAGACTTGTCAGTGATACCTGTACCAGGCAATGGTAGTGCTAATGAAGCAACCACGTTAGTGTTTGGTTTATCTTGTACGCCACCCATTTTAAACTTGACAAAGTTCATTACAAACTGATGATGTCCTAAGTCTGTTGGAAATTGCATGAAGTTAATTTTATTCGCCTTCCTTGCATTGTCCATTGCGGAGGTCGGTTTAACAGTGCCTCTCGTTTTGATCCCAGCTTTGTATACTGTATTTTCTACCATATCTTTTCTCTTTGATAAATACCCTTATGGCTTACTCAGGAAAATTCGTACCAAACAATCCAAACAAGTATAAAGGTGATTCTAGTAATATTATTTATAGAAGTTTGTGGGAGCTCAAGCTAATGAGATACCTAGATTCTCACACTCAAATAGTAAATTGGGCGTCTGAAGAGTTCTGTATACCATATAGAAGCCCTATTGATAGAAGAATGCATAGGTATTTTCCTGACTTCTGGGTAGAAAAACAAGATGGAACACAGATGGTAATAGAGGTTAAACCTAAACAACATTTGGTTCCTCCTCCTAAACCAAAGAGAAGAACTAAAAGATATATTAAGGAGGTCGCTCAATTCGCCGTTAATCAACGTAAGTTTCAAGTTGCAGAAGAGTTTTGCAATAATAAGGGAATGAAGTTTATGATAATGACGCAAGATGAATTAGGAGTAATAGGATAATGCCAGCATATTTTTTTCAAAGAGCTATAAAGATGACCTCAGACGAATTCGATTTCGAGTTCAAGTCTATGAAAGAAATGTATACAAAGTTTCAAGGCGACCCAATTCAGCGTATAAGAGAGCTTGGTGAAGAAGAAGCAAAAAGCAATCCAACACAATTATTGCAAAGCGCAGGTAAGACGAAGAGACTTTTGCCTGGTAGATTGTATATGTTTAATTATAGAAATCCAATATCAAAGGCTACTGCAGATTATTATGATATGTTTCCTGTTGTCCTTGTTACCAATGTGTATGAGCAAAAGAGCTACTTCTCCGGATTAAACTTTCATTACTTGCCTGAAATGTATAGAGCTGAACTAATGGATGAGCTATTTAAGTATATGATGAATCCAGGAACTCCTGGTGATGATCTTTCTACTAGCATAAGGGGCAAGATGGCTCCTAGAGTTAATTATGAGTTTATGAAAAAGAGAAGGAATCTAATGTCATTTAAACCGCTCTATAGAAGATATAATATGGACAGAGTAATTGGTCAGTATCTATACATTCCTCCTAAGGCTTGGGATTTTATAATGATGATGCCTTTAGCGCGGTTCCGTAAAGCTGGCATAAATAAGATATATAGAGATTCTATGACAGAGCGTAGAAAAAGAAAAAGCTAATGGCAAAAATTACAGATATAGCAAAAACATTATTTAACTTAGGCAAAGGCGTAGGTCTTGAGAAGCCACGTGAGGGTTCTCAGAAGCCGTTCAGTCTTGATAAGTTTATGGGCACTATGCAAGAAAGTAATAGCTTAGCCAGACCAAATAGATATGTTGTTGAAATAGATACACCTGCTTGGGCAGCTTCTGATGATACAAGACGTTTAGTGTTCTTCTGTGATGCTATAAACATTCCAGGTATAACATTAACACCATCAGACATACAGAGGTTAGGTATCGGTCCTCTTGATAGAAGGCCTGGTTTACCTTTTCCAGCTGAGATATCAGCAAGTTTTATGTTAGACCAAAATGGACGAAACTTAAACTTCTTTCAAGAGTGGGTAGCCAATATAGTTAATATAGATGGATCCAAACCATTTGGAGAAAAGAAAGGTGCTCAATTTGGTGAACAATATTATAGAAACAATTACATAACAAGTATGAGAATATCAACATACGATGTCTCTGCTAATAAAATTTTAACAGTAACTGCTCATGAATGTTGGCCTAGTGTATTAGGTGATGTAACATTGGGGTGGGCACAGAATGATGAGTTTGCTAGAGTCCAGGTAAACTTTCAATTAAGATATTGGACTACTGATTTACAAGAAGGACCTGGTCCTGCTTCTGACAGAGCATTGGGTGGTTTTGAGAGATTATTAAGATTAGGGCAATCTGCCACATCATTAATATCGTCAATGAAGACCCCTAATAATGTTGGAGACGCTATAAATATAGTTAGTAATGCACAAACTTTCCTTGGAACCCTAGGCGGAAAGACATAATTAAATAATGGAGAAATATAATGGCCTTACCAAAAATTGATCAACCTACCTTTGAATATACCTTACCAGTATCAGGATTAGAAATAACTTTTAGACCTTTCCTTGTGAAAGAAGAGAAGTTATTGCTGATCGGCAAAGAGTCAGATGTAGGTGCACAGATAAATGCAATGAAGCAAATTATCTCAAACGTGGTTCTAACACCTAAAGACTTAGATGTTTCAGACCTACCTTCTTTAGACCTTGAAATGTTGTTTGTACAACTAAGATCAAAGTCTATTCAAAATTACGTTGAGCTTCAATACAGAGATGTTGAGGACAATGAAGTTTACAAGTTTAATGTTAACCTTGATGAGTTGACTCCAACTATAGATGAAAATCATAGTAATGAAATAGCTATTGATGATAAGCTAACTATTAAATTAAAAGATCCCACAATTGGCATTATGGCAAAAGCTGGAATGAATGTGGGCGATGATAAAGAACCTGATAACGAAGAGATATTTAAACTTATAGCGGGTTGTTTAGAAACTGTATATGATGATGAGAATGTATATGATGACTTTACTACTAAAGAGGCCTTGTCTTTTATTAAGAGTTTTGATATCAAAAGGTTTGAAAAGCTAAAAGAATTCTTTGACACTTTACCTAAACTTACCTACGAACTTAACTATAAAAATAAAAAAGGCAATGATAGAAAGATAGTATTAAACGGAATCGTTGATTTTTTTTAATACTGCTGAGCCATAATTCGCTGGCAAATTACTATCAAACGGTCTTTGCACTGGTTCAGCATCATAAATATAGTATAACAGAAATAGAAAATCTGATACCCTACGAAAGGGATA